ACATCCGCTGTCGAACGCTATGCCCCGACTCTCCCCGTGGAAGCAACTGCAATCAAAGGTGATGCGGTGTTTGAGTACATTGACAACCTCCGCAAAACCCGCGCCACGTTGGACGATGCTGAAACATACATTGTCAACGTGTGGTTGTATGAAACCCCAACTGACACCGACAAGTACGCTGCTGAAAAGCAAGCGGTGTCAATTCAGATTGATTCGTTTGGTGGTGATGGCGGCGTTGCTGCAAAGATCAACTACACCATCAATTTCATCGGTGATCCCGTGGTTGGTAAATACGATGTGTCTGATGGCACATTCACAGCTGACTAACAACTAACGAAAGCCCGCTCTGCAATGGGCGGGTTTTCAGAAAGATAATACGTTGGAATCTTTAGACCTAAAAACCAATAGTAAAAAACTTGCAATTACCCGTGATGGTGAGCAAACAGGCGTGTTGACGTTTGACCCATCGGATGTGGTATTTGCCGAAAAATTCTACAACCTGATTGCAGAATTTCAAGCCAAAGGCAAGGAATACGAACCCCGAGCCATGGCGCTTGACGGCAATACGGCCACCGATGCCAACGGGTTGCCCGTGAATTTTGGCGAAAAAATTGCTTTACTTCGTGAGGTGTGCGAATACATCCGCGCCCGCATAGACCACCTGTTTGGAATGGGCACATCACAAGCCGCCTTTGGAGATGTGTACGACACTGACTTAATTGTCCAGTTTTTTGATAAGCTAAAGCCATTTTTTCAGTCGGCACGCACAGCAAAAATTGAGAAATATACAACGCTTGCCAGTGCTAAAAGAAACAAGCGCAAATGAACATTCTCACCGACACACTCCCTGAATCCGTTGTGATCGGTGATAAGGATTTTGCAATCAGAACGGATTTTCGCGCATGCCTAAAAACCATTATGGCGTTTGAAGATCCCGAACTCACGCCACAGGAAAAGGCAAGCATACTACTGAGTAACCTTTACGTTGATTTGCCGAGTGATACCGAGCAAGCCATTGCACAAGCAAATCTTTTCTTGAATGGTGGCAAAGTCAATGACAATGACGGTGAATCAGGTCAAAGGGTTTACAGTTTCAGCAAGGATGCCAACTTTATCTTTGCCGCATTTCGCCAGACCCATGGCATTGATCTGCAGAAAACAAACCTCCACTGGTGGGAATTTCTCTCACTGTTTATGGACCTTGGCAGCGATACAACGTTTTGCCAGTTGGTGAGTTTGCGAAAGCGCGTCAAAACAGGCAAGGCAACCAAGGAAGAAAGGCAGGCCGCGCACGAAATGGGCGACTTGATAGACGTACCAGAATTTGACGATAGGACATTGGCAGAGAAAGAAGCCGAGGAAGAATTCCTTCGCAAAATAGGACAAAAATAATATGGGCTACGATGGCAGTGTAAACATTGATACAAAATTAGACACCAAGGGCTTCAACAAAGGTACGAAGTCTATTTCATCGTCACTAAGTGGCGTGATGAAGTCCATTGCTTTAGTTGGTAAAGCAATGGCTGCTGCATTTATTGGCGGATCAATTATCAGTGCAATTCGCTCAGTAATTGGCTCTTTTGACCTAATGAATTCGTCCATCGGTGGAAGTCTTAAGACACTCAGTACTTCGTTTGCCGCATTGAAATCGTCATTTGCATCATTGGTGTTGACCGCATTTGCGCCAATGATCCCGTACATTATTACTGCTGTGAATTGGCTGACAAAACTTTTCACGACTCTTGCCCAAGTCACCGCGGCGTTATTTGGCGTACAGGTTGCAATGGCGGGGCTGAAAGATGAAACTGCAGGCACTGGTAAAGAAGCGAAGAAAGCCGCCGGTGCGTTGGCGGGGTTTGATCAACTTAACGTACTGTCACAACAAGACCCAGGTACGGGCGCGGGTGGATTGCTGCCCTCAAGTTTGGTACCTACTGAGTTACTCGACAAGGTGCAAGCATTCAAAGAAAAGATGCTTACATTCCTGCAGCCTGTTATTGATGCGCTCGGGCGGCTCAAAGATGCGTTACTGCCTTTAGGTATGACCATTTGGGAAGGGCTGAAATGGGCATGGGAAAATATTCTTGTACCGTTGGGCACGTGGGTCATTACCGATGTGTTGCCCGCGTTTCTTGATTTGTTGGCCGCCGGTGCAGATGTTCTAAATGCTGCGTTGAAAGCGATCGCACCCGCATGGCAGGTATTTTGGGATGAATTTTTACTACCTCTTGCACAATGGACAGGTGGAAAGATTATTGAATTCCTTGAATGGCTTACCAAAAAACTTGGTGAGTTGGCCGTGTGGATAAGTGACAATCCGCAGAAATTCCGCGATTTTGTTGCCATTGTTGCTATTCTTGCCGGTGTGTTTGAATTAGCGCAATTGGTCATTGCTGCTTTTGCAATAACGATTTCATTCACTGTCTTAGCGGTAATTGCTTTATTTGCTTTATTGGGTGTTGCAATCTACTTGCTGATTACCCATTGGGAAGAATTATCAACTACAGTGAAACAAATCTTTTTTATCATTGGTTACTACATTGCCCAAGCGGTGGATTTTATCAAAGGAAAATTTGCCGATTTAGTGCAAGGCATTAAGGGATTTTTCAGTAACATTGGCACATGGTTCAAAGATAATGTCGCCTCACCAATACAAGGTGTGTTTGGTGGTGCATTAAATTGGATCGCTGAAAAATTCAGATCCGTTTTCGAGGGTATCAGAGGATTTGTCAAAGGCATTATCAACGACATGATTGGTTTTATAAACGGCATGATTGGCGGGATTGCCGACGGCATCAATGGCATTGTTGACGCATTCAATACTGTTGGCAATGTATTGCCTGGATTTACTCCGATTTCAGGTGTGTCGGCTCCTCAAGTGCCCTACCTCGCCACTGGTGCGGTAATCCCTCCCAACTCACAGTTTATGGCGGTTTTGGGCGACCAACGCAACGGGCGAAACATCGAAGCACCCGAAGGACTTATCAGGCAGATTGTCAGTGAGGAAATTGGGAAAATCACCGCAGATATTACCGTGAATTTTGCAGGGTCTCTGTCTGGATTAGTCCGCGAATTGAAGCCTTACATTGATAAGGAAAACGTGCGAGTTGGTGGAAGTCTTATCAAAAGCGGAGTTAATGTATGATAAATATTGATGGTACTGACTTCGACATACCAATTCAAAGCATAAAACGCAACGCTGAATTTCTTGACAAATATGCCGAGCGCACGGAGGATGGTGTACTTCATCGTGAGTTGATAGGCGTTTACTACAATTATTCCCTGCAATTCGGGCGCACAAACAATACTACTGAGTACGCCGCGCTATGGGATAAACTTACCGAGCCTGTTGAGTTCCATGATGTTGTTGTCCCTGATGGAGACGGCGCACCGATCACGTTTACTGCATACTTCGCTGGTGTATCTGATGAGCTACGCAAGGATACAGACGCGAAAACGTTCTGGAAGAATCTGACAGTGAATTTTATCGCGCAAGAGCCAGCAAGGACACCCAGCTAATGCCGCGCACTTATCCGAGAATTGTGTTCGGTTTATATGCACTTGAATTGAAACAAGATGCAACGTTTTCGGCTACCGACAAACAAATATTTAGCAATCTTACTGACCTGAAAAATAATACATTCGCAAGTAAACCTTTTGCAACTTATGAACCTGATTATTGGCTACTGGATGGAAATTACAAAATAAAACCATCCAGTAGTGTGCATGTTGGTTTATGGTCATTGTCTCAGTCTGATGCAAGTGGTGTTTTTTCCGTACCGCCTCAATTGACAATAACCTTTGGCAGTATTCAATCTTCCGATGGTCTGACCTTGCGTTTTGCTTCTGCAAGTAATGATTATGCAAATGATATTGAAGTTGCTTACTACAATGCTTCAAATGTCTTAATTCGGACAGATGGTTACTCCCCGACAAGCTGGGAATTTTCGACTGGACAGGCGGTAAGCAATTTCAAAAAAATAATCATCACATTTAATAGCACAAACAAGGCATACCGATATTTGCGTTTATCAGGTGTTGACTTTGGTGAATTGATAATGTTTGAAGGTTCAGACATTCTTGAAGCTCAGGTTGTTGAAGAAATCAGCCCGCTATCTACTGAGTTGCTAGTTGGGACTTTTGACTTTACGATATTTTCAAGTGATGAAAATTTTAATATTTTCAACCCTTCCGGTATATATGCAAATCTGCAAGAAAATCAACCAATTGATGTATATGAATTTATTGATAACGAAATGGTTTATGTGGGACAATTTTTCTTAAAAACTTGGGAAAATGTTTCAGAACAAAAGATAAGATTCACATCTGTTAATCAAATTGGTTTACTTGATGAGCTTCCATATTATGGAAGTACGTTAATGCAAAATGCACGAACTGATTATGCAATAGATGATATTTTTATTAATTCAAATATTCCTTATGAAGTTGATAGCGATTTGAGTACAATTTATATTCAAGGAAAATTCAACAATGGTTCATATCGCGAGATATTACAACAAGCTTTATTTGCTGGAAATGCGTTTGCTAAATGTTCTGGTTCAAAAATTATCCAAATCATTAAATCAAGGTTGGCAGCAGATATTACTGAGTACGACCACATAATAACAAAATCTGGAAAAGGTATAAACTCCTCATTGGAATTAAAGCCAATTATTACTGGTGTTGAAATTACAGGGCATAGTTTTTCTGCTGATATTTTAGGTGTAACATTTTTTGAACAAATACTTGAAGCTGGTGAATATATTATTGTTTACTCAAAGCCGACAATCTTCACGTCAGCAACTGGGTGTACAGTTTTAGAATATGGCGATCATTACAACTATATAAAAATCAATGTTGCTACAACTGGCATA